CCTTCCAAGAAAGCGCAGTCGGCACCATCAACTTTGAGGCCTTAACGATCTGCTGTTTCCCGCTACCGTCTTTGGTCGTCTCGAGGTTATCGATAGCGGCCTGTAACGAAGATGCGGAAAGGTCAGCTGCCGGGGTCAGCAAGTTCGACCAGTTCGCTCCACGAAGCGAGAGATGCGCATTTGAGAATACAGCGAGCGCATCACCGCAATGATGGTTTGTAGTCGCTGTGCCATTGTTCCAAATATCAGCAACAAGCACTTCGATTGTTTCTCTTGCACTTCTGCCGAGTTCACGAGCGATAGACTCCATAGCACCGACATCCGGGTAGAGTGTATCGTCAATAAGCTCTTCAGTGATCCTTGCACCGAGCCCATAAGTCCTGTGAGTCCATCTTTTCGTTGGACCCTGTGTGAGCTCGTCGTAAGTGATAGGTTCGCCCTCAGGTTTTACAGGGACATAACCGAAGCCAGCGTAGAAAGCAGACTCCTCGTATGCGCGCTTCGAGTTCTTTACATTCACGAGAGATCGCCATAATTCGGGGCGCTCTTTGAATGAATCGACTGCGAAAGCGAACAGTCCGGGGACGACTGATTTCGAGAATGTTGATCTATTCATTATACACCTACTCCGACAGTGCCTTGCAGGCCCTGATGGTAGTTGATCTTACAGACCCATTTACAATGAGCAGAACCTACTTCGTTCTCTGCGGTCCGCACGATATCGATTAAACGCATCTGGCCCGTTGCTCCTGCTGCAATTGTATTGGAGTCAAGTTCCGCGCCAGCCATACCGTTGAAAGTAGATCCTGCCGTTGTTGCGACAAGGTCTAAGTTTTGCCCGAGGTCTATAAGGGCAATAGTGCCTAGCAAGCCATCTTCCTGCACCTGATACAACTGTTCGGGATCATCAGCTACGAGAGCATAATGAACACCAGCCAGTGCAGCGGTGTAGTAAGAAGTCGCGAGCGGTGCGAAATCGGTTGTAAAGAACCCGAGTGCGCTACCGATAAGATAGTTGCCTGCGCCAGCCGTATATGTGATGATGTCGCCTGAAGCATCCCTCAGAACAGGCATACCAACATACAAAGCAGTCGCGTAAGCGGCGGCTATCTTATACATCTTGCACCTAAGAAGCGGGCCCCATATCTGTAACCCACGAGGGGTATCAGTATTAGCCATGATTTCTCCTTAGAAATCCTTACCTTGCACCAATTCCGAATTGACCGTTCCCTCTTCCGCGCGCTCTTCTTCCGCCGATAATTTAGCGGTATAGAACGGAGAACCATCTTTGTCTTTTTCTGCGGATTTGGTGGCCTTGTTTATGTTCTCAATGGACTGAGCTTGTATCTTAGTTCTTAAAGCGTTAGAAACTTCTTTACGCCTGAAAGCGAGGACATGACCATACTTTTCAACCCCTCCGTGAGCGGCGATCATATAGTCGGGCAACCAAGGGTTATGAATTCTATTACATACGATCCAGCCCTTTACTTTTGCCCTGTCCATCATACGCGAGTCTTTAGATACCCAGCGAAAGTCATAATCTTTCGATGCGTAAGGCTCACACTCTTTCGGTAACGCGAAGATGTTCTGATTAGCCTCGTTTACAGATATGGGGACATCTTTCGGCTGTGAGTCTATAAAACTCGCAACTTGAGCGTCCTTATCTGATAAAACCCTGTCGGTTCCCATTTATACCTCCACTCCGGAACTAAAACGCATATTCTGCGCGTATAGTTTCGGGTCAATGTTATTCTCCCTACAGAAGTCAGCCTGCTCTTTTGTAAGGGATATGGTTTTGGTATTTCTCGGAATATTCCTACTGGACGGCATTGACGATACTGGTATTCTTGTCTCTGCCGCTGCGGGTTTCTCGAGACCTCTCCTCTTTAAGAGACTTTCCATTTCGACCATAGCCAAGACCGGGCCATACGGATTTGATACCCAGTCCGGATGTTGTGTTAATACTTCGATCATTGTTTGTGACTGAACCGAGTTAGCATTTTCTAACTCCGGATGTTTCTCTATTGCACGCGCTTTGGACTCTTCAAGAACTCGCGTATGATAGTCTGTAGAAGCCCGACTACTACGCTCTGCTTCAAGCGCCTCGCGGACTCTTGCATCGACTATTTCTTCGATAGTGGACACAGGTTTCTTAGCGAGTTCCTCTTCGTATTCCTCACGCGTTTTGGTAGGCTTGGGAGTCTGTTTTAGAGCGGCGATCTCAGAATCTTTCTTTTTAATCTCATTTCGGAGATTATAGAAAGCCTGCGCGTTTCGTTTCCGCTCTTCTTCAGCAGTATCCTTTACCTCTTCCTGTGGCTTTTCAGCCGCGGGAGCTTCTTCCTTCGGTTCTTCGGCTTCTACCGAACCTTCCTCCGGAGTCTCAACGGCTAAAGATAACGAGCCGTCCTCGTTTTCGATTACTTCGTCTTTCTTCTCGGGAGTTTCCCGGTCTACTACTTCTCCTGCCATAACAGGGTTTTCCTTTCCTCACTTGCGGTTACGCAAATGGTTTATTTAATGATACTGGTAACTATACTCTTGGCTACTTCACCAAGAGCGTGAGTATCAGCAACAATGTGCTGATACGAGCATTCAAGTCCTGCTGGTATCCACTGCGGAGCAGTAACTATCGTATCCCATACGTTCGCTACAATAGTTAAAGGCCACAAGTTCTCTAATCCGCCCATTTTCTCACCCCCTCAATATATTGGTTTTTCATCTTTTGGTTCTTTAGCCTTGACTTCATTTACCGCGGTTTCTATCAAGTCTAAACCGTTCTCAAATCCGTCTAAATATCCGCTTAAACGGTATATAACATAATCGTTCTTCCTATCAGCCAAGCGTAGAAGATCGCCCAATTCCTGCGCTTTTGACTTAACATGATTCGTAGCCATATCCTTTAGGAACGCATATCCTAAACTGTTCTGAAATAACCTAAGACTGCTCAAAATCTCTTCTCTATGCTCCAAGTGTGCGACCCCCCTCTTGGTTTGGCTGTGCTTGTGGTTGGTTCTGCATAGGATTTGGTGTTCCGCTTGTGCTTATTCCCTTACCCGGCTCCTGCTGGGTTTGAGCATTAGGAGCTCCGGGCTGTGCTTGACCACCCATCGTTTGCGCTTGCGCAACTTGTTGCATAACTTGCATTAGCATCTGCTGTGTTTCAGCGATATGAGCCTGTAATAGAGCTTTCGCCTCTTCGGGCCATAACTGAATTTCGGGATCTTGGAACTTCTGCGAATGTTGAAGCAGATGATAAAGATGTTGCTCCTGTGGCTCTGGGTGGACCTCTTGGCCCTGTCGCATAAGAGTATGCTCATCCTCGGGATTATCAGTCTGCTTCGTATACGGTTGCTTTCCTAGATAGAACTCGGGATTTTCGCCCATAGCTTTTAAGGGTTTAGCGGTTACTTTCCATATCCTATCCATAGACCCCATAACAAGCGGATTTTGCATGAGATTTTGGTATATCCAGTTCGATATTTCCATCTCTACATTACGATCACCGAGCGAGGTAGAGCCCTGTATGAACGCGTCCAACTCGCCATCTATCGCTTGGTCGTATAACTCTCCGGGACGGAATATCATTTCCCCATTTTCTCCAAGAACACGGCTTTCAAGTCCCGGTTTAATGTGCATCTGATACTGGCATAGGATATTCGTCAGTAGTTCAGATAGTCCGTTTTTAAGATAGTCGGCGGGTATCGCATACCGTTCATTTGCGGCGCTTACAATGGCCTGCGTTCTTGTCGCAGTGCCCGACCCGCCGACAATTTCGCTCTCTTTACCCATTATATATGATGAGGCAGCAGTAAGCCTTTCAACGAATTCAAGGACAAGCCTGATAGCGGCGATCAACCGTTCAATAGGTATTTGCATATCCGGAAAGTATATGCTTGCGTTTGGATTTCTTACAGGATACATAGCGCGCGGTTTAGCGACATGCGTTTCCGGCTCATAATCTCCAGTAGGATCGTAAAATCCCCATCTCATTATAGAAAGAGTGTTCGCGTCAATAAGCTGGTTCATACAAGCGTCAAGTTCATCGGCGAGGCTCTTTACCTGTTCTAAAACGCCTATCCAGTAGAACGAACACTCCCTTTCCATAAAACCAAGCTTGGTAAATGGTCGTTTGCACCGTTTAGAAATATCAGAAAGCCGTCTTCCGCCGAGATAGGTCTTTGTGGTGTTGTCTACGAGAAAGATACATTCCTCGGGGAAACCGTCATTATCCGCATCATAAGGTCCATACCATTCAAGCACTTCTATCGGATACATTCTTCGGCGGACATTAGTCTTTGCAATTCTTTCGCCCTCTGCCATAGCTTGATCCATCTCTGAAAGAAGCTTTGAGTCGATCTGGTCTTTGACGAGGTTAGATATATTGACTACAAGACCCTGCTTTTCCATCAGTTCAAGGTCGTGGTAATAATAATCGAGCGCGTGTATAACTGGCTCTTTCTGAATATCGGTCTGACCGGGCTGTATGTAAAATCTATCAAGCTTTATGAGTTCTACGGCGCACTTCTCTGTTACTGAAAGGACCTTTTCCTGTGTCATTTGAGGCTGTCCGGTAGCTGGATCGATAATGGGCTGTCCGAGTTCGTTTAAAATGGGTTTTGGTTGCATTTCGCCCTTATCTTTATAAATTACTTCCCATTTGTCTTTAAGAATTGCGTTTCCGAATTTAATGCAGTATTTTACCGCGGGTTTTATAACATCCTGCAACTTCATTTGAACAGTTACCGCCCACTTCATAAACTTATTGGTGCGGTCTACTTTTACCTGATCCATATACTCAACTGGTTTCCACTTCAACTGGTCTTCGTTCCATACGGCAGGGAACATCTTAGCGAACATCATTTCCACGATAGCCATAGCGATACGAAGAGATCTGTTTGCCATCCACTTCTCGGGGCGCGCTTCTTTTTGGTCTTCGTATAGTCGTATCAATGCGCCATACTTCTCATCCCAAGTCAGCTCATCGCCTACATTACCGCCCCACTCTCGCTGTTCTCGGGCATCTACGGCGGAGTTATAGTCTTGGATAACTATATCTACGACTTCTTTTTGCTGAATATCGGTAATAGGTAAATGACCGGGCGGGACTTGCGCTTGCGCAGTTTGTTCCGTGGGTTGTTCGCTGAGTTGTATGTCTTTAAGTTCCCTCGCCATTACCTCTTTTTCCTTATGGTAGAAGTTACTGTCTTCTTATCGAAGTGTTTCTTCTCGGATGTATAGGTTGTCTTGGCAGGTTTTGGTATTACGATCTCCCTAACTACTTCTCTTGCTCTTCTGCCAAGTTCGCGGGCGGAAGACTCTTTTATAGTTGGAAATTTGAATGGAACTGGTTTTATTACTGGCTTTTCTGTCTCGCAGGAACATTTCATCTGCGCGATTTCAAGCGCTCTTTTTTCCGGAAGAACTACCTCACCTTTTTTACCGCACTTTACACAGTAGATAAAAAACTGATAGGTGTTCGTATGACGATCGACTTGCATCTTTGAGGATATTCTCATTTTCTAGTTCCCTTTATTTTTTTAGTTCCGCACCCCATTAAACACCTCCTGCTTTTCTACCATAGTAGCTTCGATTCTCTCTATCGGAATAGCAGCCATTTCTTCTTTTATTTTTCTCATCCTGTTTTTAATCTCTTCGTCGGAGATCATTTCTATTTTGTTCATCTGTATATTTATATCGCCGGACTTCGTTCCCTCGATCTCTTCTTTCGCGGCTTTAAGTATTTCCTTTGCCGTCGATATCTGACGCGCGGCTAGAGCCTTCTGATAAAGGTTTTCCAACCGTTCCATCCTAACTCTCTTTTGGGATATTGGTATTTCGAGAACTCCGACTACCCACTTCTCGCGCATATCCTGAATGATCGGGGCCCACTTCCTACTCATCAGATACCACCGGGCGGCAGTCTCTGTAATCGTTACTCCGTGGTCTTCCTTAAATTTAAACAGAATATCCTTGACGGGCATATACCTTGCATGGTATTCGCACATCTTCATCTGAAGCTCATGATTAAGAGCTGGGACTCTTACAGGCATTAACGCATAACCTCTCTCCTTGTTAAATTCATAGTATAAGTATACACTATAAGTTAAAAAAAGTCAATAGTTAGTCTTTAAAAAGATACTTAATAAATATTTTATAAAGTTTTAGTAAAGTTTTTGGTCTATTCCGTGATAGGATTTAGGTCTTCTGAATTGCGGTTTTGAAACGCAGAGATATCTGATCGTATCCGAGGCATGCCCGTGTCTTTCCATTATTCGTTCATTATCTTCCCGATCATCAGATACTCCTTTCCAGTCTTTATATTGCAGGCTTTGAAGTGCCTTTATCGTTTGCGGAACCGCAGATTTGATAAAGTATAGCTTTGGTCTATTAGTTAAGCATACTTCCTTCTTCTTATCAAATCGAAGGTATTCCCTTACCATAGCTATTCCGGCATCCTGATCGTCCGTATAGGGGTCTATAAAATCCACTCCATACTTACGGAGCTGGTCTTTTACCGTAACAGCCGTTCCTACCGCGCTCGGTTTATTACCGAAGTTAGGATCTAT